CTTTGTTACTCTACTGTCTTGGCAAGTCTGCTAGGTCAGTCAGTAGAAATTTATAAATCCTAGAAATTATTTATTTGATTTCTCAATAAAATTTAGTACGTCTTTATCTTCTTTTTGTTCTACATCTACTTGTTTCTTTGCAGAATCAAATAACATCTTTTGTTGTTCTAACTGTATCTTTTCTTCTTCAATAGATAGCTTAGTCATAACATCTAATTTCTTTAATGCTTCTCTACTTGTTCTATCATCTACAGACTTTTGTGCTTTAAAGTTTGTAGTAATACCTTTATGTTGAGCATCAATCATTTGAGCTTGACGTTTAATATCTAATCCTTGAGCTTCAATAGCTATCTTTGCATTTTCTTTTGCAGCATCCAGTTTTAATTTTTCTTTTTCAAGTTCTACTTTTGCCTGCTCTAATGCTACTAGTTGTTGCTCTGGTGACATTTGTTGACCCATAGCTTTATTAGCATTAAGAACATCTTGAGCTGCTGCAGCCATAACAGCTTCTATCTCTGTAGGTTGTTGAGCTTGTTGTGGCATTTGCTCCATCATTAGTTTTGTTGTGCCACTCATTTGTTCTTGATATTTCATTATTGAATGTTCTTGTATATTAGATTCTAAGACTGGTTTTAATCTAGCCATAATAGGATTAGCTCCATTCATTGGGTCTGATAAATATGACATCTTAACTTGAATGTGTGCATCATGATTTTGACCAGGAAAAGCTGAGATAGGTATACCTTTAGTTGCAGCAGCTATATCAGACACAGGGTCTAATGGTTGTGGTCTAGGTGCTTGTGGTAATATCTCTTCTATGTTAGGCATATTAGCAGCATTTAATATGGTTCTATTTAATGCTTCAAGATTAAACATACCTGGTGGTGATTGTTGTGCCATTTGTAATGCCATATTAGCTAACATCATTCTATGTGCATTACTTGGTATATTAGGGTCACTAACCGGTACAACATCTACAACACCATCAAAGTCTTTTCTAAATATTTCTCTACTTGCATTAGGAACATCATATGGATATTCTCCTGGTAGATAATCATAATCTATCTCTGCAATAATTTTAAATTCATCTCTTTGTGATTTATGTAATCTTTTATGAATACCAGAAAAGAACTTACTAGAAGCTTCTATTAAAGCCATAGTAGTTCCAACAGGTCCATAGGAGGCAGCATCAGAAACAATTTGTTCTGTACTGTCTGCAAACTTCTGACCAGCAGCAGTTACAAATCCAAGCATACTATATAGAACTGAGGAAGGCTCTTTATATGGGAGAGGAACTATAGCCTTTTGCAAATCTATACCAGTCGCTTCGACCTCCTTGAACTCACCAGGAGCAATAGGTTCGTTATCGCCCACCATTCTTACTCCTTTGGCCTTAAATCCTCCAGGTAAATTAGCAAACTGACCTGCATCTACTAAGCTACGCATAGCTGATGTGGCTGTTAATGTAAGATTACCTAAGAAGTGTATAAGACCTAACCCATAGAAACTAAACCCAGGTACAAATTTGTAATGAACAAAATGCATTCTCTTTTCTTTATTTGCATCTTTGGCTCTATAGTTTCTACGAATACTTAGTACCTGACGAGATTCCTCCTCTACTGTAATAATGTAAGGAGCAAACTCACCTTCTTCACATTCAGGGTCAGGAATGTCAAGATGTACGTGTTGTTCTAGTAATACATATTGTGGGTCACTATCTGCTGTTGGTGATATACCCATAATAGTATTTAATTTTTCTGATAAATTTGTTTGTGATGGATTAGAAGGTGTAGGTAAATTTACATCTGCATATATACCAGCTTCAATATCTCTTTGCATATCTACAGGATTACGATAAATAACGTGTGTATATCTATCTGCCTTCTTTAGATTAGAAGCATAATAAGAAACATAGAATTGGTCAATAGGTACAAACTCTGATACTGGTCTTTCTAGTCCGGCATCATAATATACTTTCTTAATTGCAGAACCTATTAATGGTAGATGAAATAACATTCTTTCAAACTCATCAAAGTATTCTGGCATCTGCTCAGTTATTTGATAGTTCATAAAGTTCTGAACTCTATTAGCTTGTTCTTGTTTTTCTACAGATTGATTTCCTAATATCTGTGCCTTTACTGGGCCACCAGCAGGAAATAATTCTTGTGAAGCTTTTGCTTGAAACTTAACAGCAGATTCAATTAATAGTGGATGCACTGCAGTACACGCACCTTCAAAAGGTTCTGTTGTATCTTCTAGTTTTAATCCTAATAAATCAAATCCTCTTTCAAACATTGAATCCCATTCACCTCTAGAATCTTTGTCTGCTTGAAAATTATCTATAACAGTATTAGCAATATCATTTAACAAACCTTCTTCCATATCTTCTGCAAGATTAGTATAATATTCTTTTGCTGTTACTTCTTCTTCTATTCCTTCTTCACCAAAGTTTACTACAACCCCACCATCATCTGCAACTTCAAAAGATACATTCTCATCTTCTGGTACTGTAGCATTTATATTTACTACATTGGTTGATTCTTCTTTTTGTTCGAATGGATTTTTTTCTACTGCCATTATTTAGTTCCCCTCTTTAAATCTTTTCTAATTTTATTTACTTCTTTTATATCTAATACACGATTAACTTTCATCTCCCCACCTATTAACCATGCTCCTTCCATATTAGGATTTGTTTTATATCTATAACTACCACCCTCTGGTACATAATCTAAATCAGCTTCTCCAGCTATTATACTTCCATCTTTTTTTCGACCAGCTCTAGAGTTTGCAATATTTTGATAATCTTTTTTATCATTACTAAATTCAACTTCTGCCCAAACTCTTTTTGCTCCTTCTCCTTTTTTAGCACCTGGTTGTGCTAAATGAGATGCATCTGGAACTGTATCTCCATGCCAACCTGGTCTATATTTTACAGAGGAAACTGCTCCAAAACCTATAGATTTTTTTGATTCATCAGAAACTTTAAATCCTGCCTCTATTAATTTTTGTTTTTCTTCAGCATTTTTAACTGGTTTATAATCCATACTTCCACTTGTAGTTGGTTGTTGTTTTCTTCCTTTATTATCTAAAAAATAAAAACCTTTATCAGCTTTCATCCATTGATTAATAGGAACAGGTGTTTTAGAATCAACATATAAAGGATAAATATTACCATCATCTTTTTTTTGAAATACTTTATAACCTTTAATTACATCTTTAGGCTCTTGTCCTTTAGGTACAAAGTTTGGATTAATATATTCTTTTGATTCTCCAATTTCATCTGCTATTTTATTCATATTCATTTCAGTAGCAGGTTTATTATTTTGTTTTAAAATCTTTTTAATATTTTTTATTGATGTTAGTTCTGGTAATCTTTTAGCTGCAGCTTTAACAAGTTGTACTCCTTTACCAGCTACAGGTATTGTTCCTAATCCTGCAAGAATAGTTAGCCCACCTTTCAATGCTGCCTCACCAAACTTACCTTCTTCTACTGCATCTTTAGTTTCTTTAAACATTTTCTTAGCTTCTACTGCTGATAAAATTTCACCAGTTGGACTAGCAACTTCAGCAACAAACTTTTGTGCTGGTGGTAATCCTTCATACAAATTTAATGCTTGATTAAAATAATCACCTAGTTCTTTTTGTTGTGCTTCATCTAACTCAGGTAATTCAAAATTATCTTCTGGTTCTATAGGTCTATCAGACTGTGGCATCTCTGCAGCTAATTGTGTATATAATTCGTTAATTTTATTCATATATATATTATACCACTAAACTCGCCAATATGCAACCCTTTTTTTACTTTTATTTTCTTCTTCCATATATGGGTCATCTGGATGCGTTAATCTCCAGGATTCTTTCATGTAATGTATGGCCATTGTCATTGCGTCAACTTGGTCATCATGAGCCGAGTTTGGAAACTGTAAAATCTCTGTGTATAAATCATCAGACCATTTTTTATTTTTAGGTAGCCACACTCTGCCTGCTTCAATCATTGGTGATGCTGCATACACTCTGGATACTTTATCTTTGTCTGGTATATAATCTTGCACTGGTAAGCCAGCTCTACGCATATCTTGTATTAAAGATTGACCAGATGCTTTCTTTTCTATGATACATACATCAGGATTAAATTCATCATAAAGCATTTGTGCTATTCGTCTTAGTTCTGGATATTCATATCTGCCTCGCATGTTTCCTAATAGAATTATATTTGAAACATAATCTTCATATCCATGTTCGTTCTCTTCAAATCTAGAAAAGATACCCCAGGTTTGTATCACACTATAGTCGGCAGTAGTTCTTGTAGAAAAAGCAGTATCATATGTTTGAATAATAAAATCACATGCTGGTGGTTCATCATACTCCCACCACTGTAACCATTTCTTTTTTATTAGGCCACCTTCATCAGGTGTTGGGTCCTGCATATATAATGCATTCCAGTACCTTGCACCATTAGAGGCTCTGATTTCTTGTTCATCAATCTTTAATGATTCTTTTGTTTTCCATTCAGGAAAGTAACTACCACCTACAGGTAACTGTAATAACTCGGCACTGGCTTCATCTAGCCATGCAGGTATTCTTACTACTTCCCAAGGTAGAATAGTTGAAAATTCTGATTGTTGTTTTAATAACCATCCACATAAATCATCATAATGATATCTTGTATTAATAATTAAGATAGAACCATTAGGCATAATACGTGTTCTTAGTCCTGCAGGGTACCATTCTTTTACATATCGTCTTCCTGCTTCTGAGTATGAGTCTTCTTCAGACATCACATCATCAAGAATAGCTATGTGTGCTCCTCTTCCTGCGATTTGACTCTTAACTCCGGCTGCATAGTAGCTGCCTCCTTTGTTTGTCTTCCATTTTCCTGCTGCTCTAACGTCTGTCCTAAGAGAAACACCTGTAAATACGTCTTGAAAAGACTTAGTTGATACAATATCTCTAACAGACCTACCGAAATCGCTAGAAAGCTGGTCGCTATGACTGACTGTAAGTATTTCATGTGCTGGATTCCTTCCAATATACCAAGCTGGGAACAATTTAGAACAGATAACAGACTTAGAACTACGTGGAGGCAAGAATACCATCAGCCTTTTTATAGTTCCTTCTTCTAATTGTTTTAATTTCTCTGATATTACTTCTATATGTTTACCCATTTGCCAGTCAGAGACTAGTGTAGGGGCAAATAAACGTACAAATGTAAGGAAATCACGTTTAGAATAGTGCTTTATAGTGTTGTCCCACTTGTTTTTATAATTAATTACCTCTTCCATAATATTATTATACCATACTTTGATAGAAAAGGCAACTAAAATTATGCCTTTATAGGTTTATATATAATATATATAATATATATAATATATATACTATATAATTTCAAGTAGTATATTAAAATAAATATAATAATAATAACTATAATAATAATTATAATATATTTATAATACTATATAAACTATATAGACTCGGCTTTGTCTATAGACCCTCAGATTTTTGTGCATATGTTTCACCTGCATATATATATAGATAATATCTTGCGATTTTTTTGCCTAGGCCTAGTAAATAGCTACTATGTCTTCTCAAATCTCAAAAAACTATAGTTACTTTTTGGCCGTCTATAAAATTATCTAAGTCTATACAGGTTGGTGCAGTTGTTCTGCTTGTTTGTATTATATAGAAAAAGCCCCATAATCTAGGCAGTTGCTCTAGAATTATATAGGCCTCATAGTCTAGGCAACCTGTCAATAAACTGTCATAATAATTATATATGTCTATATGAGTGTCAATATTTTGAGCGCTGCGCTTTGCAATATTATTGCATTTAATTATACATTATAGGTTTTTCCTATATGTATTATAGGTTATGTTTTTTATTATATATTTTTATATAAAAG